TGGGAACAGTCGATGCGCAGAGCACTGCTCCGTCCCGAGGAGAAGAAGGACTACTTCTTCAAGTTCAACGTGGACGGCCTGCTCAGAGGCGACTACCAGAGCCGCATGAACGGCTACGCCACAGCCCGCCAGAACGGCTGGATGTCGGCAAACGACATCCGCGAGCTTGAAAACCTCGACCGCATTCCAGAGGACAAGGGCGGCGACCTGTACCTCATCAACGGCAACATGACAAAGCTCGAGGACGCCGGAATCTTCGCAGCATCAGCTTCAACAGAAACGGAGGAACAGCCTGATGAAGAACAAGAATCATCCGAGCAATCGGAAAAAGAATCGGAGGAACCGGAACAGTCAGATAACCGGCTCCGGGAAAGGAGGAAGTCCCTATGACAAGAAAATTCTGGCGATGGACCAGAAACGAAACGCCGGACAGCTTCGGTTCAGATCGAACGCTCTACCTCGACGGGGAAATATCCGATGAGACCTGGTACGGCGACGAAATCACACCGCAGGTCTTCAAGGACGAGTTGAACTCCGGCGAGGGCAACATCACGCTCTGGATCAACTCGCCCGGCGGCGACGTGTTCGCGGCGGCGCAGATCTACAACATGCTGATGGACTACCCGTATGACGTGACCGTCAAGATTGACGCGCTCGCGGCTTCGGCGGCAAGCGTTATTGCAATGGCCGGAACCAAGGTCTGCATGAGCCCCGTGGCCATGCTGATGGTGCATAATCCCGCGACTATCGCAATTGGCGACAGCGAGGAGATGCAGAAAGCCATCGACATGCTCTCCGAGGTCAAGGAATCCATCATGAACGCCTACGAGATCAAGTCTGGGCTGTCCCGGAACAAGATCAGCAAACTCATGGACGCTGAGACCTGGATGAACGCCAGGAAAGCCAAGAAGCTGGGATTCGCCGACGAGATACTCTTCGCCGACGGCACAGAGCCTGACGGCGACGACACCAAGGAGCCTGACGACAATACGGAAATCGAGATGCTTTTCTCCCGGAAAGCCGTCACCGACTCCCTGCTCTCAAAATTGATACCGAAACGCAAACCCGAACCGAAACACATAGAACCGACCGTGAAGGTCGCAGATCTTGAGAAGCAGCTCTCGCTTCTCTCACATTAAGGAGGATAACAATTATGACCAAGATTATGGAACTCATGGACCGCAGAGCCAAGGCGTGGGACGCGGCGAAGAACTTTCTCGACACCCACTCCGACAACGGCGGCAACGTATCCGCGGAGGACGCCGCCACCTACGACAAGATGGAAAAGGAAGTCACCGATCTGACGCACGACATCGAGCGCCTGCAGCGGCAGGAGCAGATCGACAAGATGCTGTCCGCGCCGACTTCCGCACCGCTCACCGGGAAACCGGGAGCCAAGGACGAGCCGGACGACAAGCCGGGCATCGGCAGCAAGGCGTACAAGACCGCCTTCTGGGATTCTATCCGCAAGCGCAACTGGTACGACGTGCAGAACGTGCTCGAGGTCGGCACTGACGCAAACGGCGGATATCTTGTCCCGGACGAATACGAGAAGACGCTTGTGCAGGCGCTGACGGATGAGAACTTCTTCCGCTCTCTGGCGCACGTCATTCAGACCGACAGCGGAACGCACACCATTCCGATTGTCGCTTCCCACGGAACAGCAAGCTGGATGGAGGAAAATGGGCTGTATCCGGAATCCGACGACACCTTCGACCAGATCACGCTTTCCGCATACAAGCTGGGAACGGCGATCAAGGTATCCGAGGAGCTGATGAACGACTCGGTCTTCGACCTGCAGTCCTATATCTCCACCGAGTTCGCAAGACGCATCGGCGCTGCCGAGGAGGAGGCGTTCCTCGTGGGTGACGGCCAGAAGAAGCCGGAAGGCGTCTTCACCAAGGTCAAGGCGACCGAGGGCGCGACCACGGAGATCGCCAACACGAACATTACCTTTGACGAGATCATGGACGTGTTCCACTCCCTGAGAAGCGTGTACCGCAACCGCGCCGTCTGGATTCTCAACGACTCCACCGTCAAGGCACTGCGCAAGATCAAGGACGGCAACGGCAACTACATCTGGCAGCCGAGCGTCGTAGCCGGTCAGCCGGATACAATTCTCAATCGTCCGTACAGAACGAGCATCTATGCGCCGGAGCTGGCGGCGGGCAACGTGCCGATCCTGTTCGGAGACTTCTCCTACTACTGGATTGCAGACCGTCAGGGGCGCAGCTTCAAGCGCCTGTCCGAGCTCTACGCGGCGAACGGGCAGATCGGATTCCTCGCATCTGAGCGCGTGGACGGCAAGCTGATCCTGCCGGAAGCCGTCAGAGGTCTTTCCGTCAAGGCGGCGGGCTGATTGACACAGTAATCACAACGGGCATCCTCGTTTCGGCGGGGATGCCTGATTTTGTATGGAGGGATTCTCATGGAAGTAACGCTTGAGGAAGCAAAAACCTATCTGCGAGTCAGTTCTTCCGATGAGGACGAGCTGATCCAGAATCTCATAACATCGGCCACCGCAACCGTGCAGGACATCGCAAGATACAGCGACGAGGAATGGGAAACGAGCGAGGAGAAAATCCTCATCCGCATGCGCATCGCCATCCTCTACACCGTGGCGTACCTGTACGAGCACCGCGAGGACGCCGACCACAACCAGCTGAACCTGACTCTGAGAGCGCTTCTGTTCGGCGTACGCAAGGAGGGATTCTGATGAAGATTGTCAACATGCGCGTGCCGGTCACATTCCAGAAGAACACGGTCACATCGGACAAGTACGGCAACCATACAGTTTCGTGGACGGATTATTTCAAGTGCTGGGCGACGGTCGGCACGGACTCCTACGGTTCGGAGACCTCCGGCGAGGTCATCAACCCGGAGGAATCGCTGAACTTCACCTGCCGCTGGTGCTCCGAGCTTGCCGAGGTCGTCTCCACGAAATACCGGATTCTCGCCGAAGGCAAGACGTACAACATCACCTATGTGAACCCGATGGGCTACAAAAAGAACACGCTGAAATTCAACTGCGCATTGGAGAAAACGACATGAATGAGAAGGTATCAATTGACGGCCTGCGCGACGCGGTCATGAAGGGCCTGCAGGAGTACGCCGACCTCGCCGCGGACGACATGAAGGACGCGGTCAAGAATACGGCGAAAAGCGTCCGAAAGGACATACAGGCAAACGCTCCCGTACGTACCGGCAAGTACAAGAAGTCATGGTCGGTCAAAACCGTCAGCGAAAGCGCGGACTCCATCGACCTCGTGGTGCATTCGAGGAACCGCTACCAGATTGCGCACCTTCTGGAGCATGGCCACGCCAAGCGCGGCGGAGGCCGTGTGGCCGCAAGGCCGCATATCGCTCCCGCCGAGCAGGCCGGTAACGAGAAGCTGGTGCGCGAGATTGAATCCAAGCTGAAAGGATAGAGCCTGATGAGCTACGACGAAATTGTAACCATGCTCGAAGAAGCCGGACTTCCCGTCGCCTATGACCACTTCGCGGAAGGCGAGTCTCCGGACCCGCCGTTCATCTGCTTTCTGTTTCCGGGAACAGACAACATGTTCGCGGACAACGTGGTCTGGCAGAAGGTCGACGAGCTGAACATCGAGCTTTACACAGACAAGAAGGACCCGGACATCGAATCGAAAATCGATGACATTCTCACTTCTCACGAATTGCCGTATGAGAAGTCGGAGGTCTGGATCGAGGACGAAAAGATGTACGAGGTTCTCTACCAAACACAGATTATTGGAGGTTAATGAATATGGCTAACAAGAAGAACAAGGTCAAGTTTGGCCTGAAGAACTGCCACTATGCCATCGCGACGCTCGCCGAGGATGGAACGGTCACATTCGGCACGCCTGTGGCGATGCCCGGCGCTGTTTCACTCTCCCTCGACGCCGAGGGAGACAACGAGCCGTTCTACGCAGACGACACGGTTTACTACATGGTGTCGAACAACAACGGGTACTCCGGAGATTTCGAACTGGCGCTCATTCCGGAGAGCTTCCTCACGGACGTCATGCACGAAACCGAGGACGCAAACGGCGTCATCGCCGAGAACAAGGATGTCGAGCCGGAGCATTTCGCGCTGCTGTTCGAGTTTTCCGGAGACCAGCGGAAAATCCGCCACTGCATGTACTACTGCTCCGCGACGAGACCGTCTGTCTCCGGCCAGACCAAGGAAGACTCTACAGAAGTCCAGACAGATACGCTGTCGATTACGGTTTCTCCGCTGCCAAGCGGCCTTGTGAAGGTTAAGACCGGCACGAACACAGCCGAGTCCGTTTACAACGCCTGGTACGACAAGGTTTACGAGCCGAGCGACACCGCGGCATCAAGCACCTCGTCCGGCGCGAAGGCAAGCACAAGCTATTCGACCGAGGAGGAGGAGTAAGCGATGGCTGTTACAAAGACAATAGAAATTGACGGGCAGCCGGTGACGTTCCGCGCATCGGCTGCGATACCGCGACTCTACAGGAACAAGTTCCACCGGGACATCTACCGGGACCTGAATGAGCTGCAGAAAGGCATCAGCGAGAACGACTCGGAAAGCTCAAATCTGGACACTTTCTCGCTGGAGCTTTTCGAGAACATTGCGTGGCTGATGGCGAAGCACGCCGACAAGGACGTGCCGGACAGCCCGGAGGAATGGCTGGATTCATTTAACACGTTCAGCATCTATGAGGTACTGCCGCAGATCATCGAACTCTGGGGCATCAATACGGAGCAGCAGGTCTCCGCTAAAAAAAACCTCACGCAACAGAGCGGGAAATGACAACCCCGCTCTTTTTATTGCGCTGCGTGCAGATCGGACTTCATATCAGTGAACTGGATTTACTGACGATAGGAACCGTCAACGACATGTACGCGGAAATGAGCAACGACGACTGGGACTACCCGGAAATCGCAACACAGGAAATGATGGACAGATTCTAATGGGAAAGGAGGAATCCGCATGGCGAACAGAATCAAGGGCATCACCGTCGAAATTGGCGGCGACACCACCAAGCTGACTGAATCGCTCAAGTCGGTAGACAAACAAATCAGCAACACGCAGAAAAGCCTGCGGGACGTCAACAAACTCCTCAAGCTCGATCCCGGCAACACGGAACTCCTATCCCAGAAGCAGAAAGGGCTGCAGACGGAAATCGCCGCGACCAAGGAGCGTCTCGAAGCGCTCAAGGAAGCGGCGAAGCAGGCGGATCAGGCTCTCGCCAACGGCGACATGAGCCAGTCGCAGTATGATGCTTTGCAGCGGGAAATCGTTGAGACCGAGCAGGACCTCAAGAGCCTGACCAAGGAGTATGAGAACTTCGGCTCCGTCTCCGCGCAGAAGATCGCGGCGGCTGGCGAGAAGGTCAAGTCCGTCGGTGAATCGCTCTCAAACGCCGGGACAAAGATGACGATGGGCTTCACCGCTCCTGTGGTAGCAGGAGCGACTGCGGCTGTGACAGCCTATGGCGATGTGGACAAGCAGTTCAACCTCGTCAAGCAGACCATGGGCGACACGGCAAATTCCGCAGAGGACTTCGAAGGACTCTGGGATCAGATCGGGACGTCCGCAAAGAACTCAGTCTACGGCATGCAGGACGCAGCTGACGCGACGCTGAACTTCGCTCGTCAGGGCTTCACCGCTAAGGAAGCGACCGACATGCTGACGCCTGCCATGAACCTCGCCGCGGGCACCGGCACCGACCTTTCTGAAACAACCTCCGGGCTCGGCAACGCCATGAAGATGTTCGGCGCTGACTCCTCGGAAGCGGCGAACTACGCCGACGTCCTCGCCAAGGCACAGGCGCAGGCCAATACCACCACTTCTGAGCTCTTCGAGGCGATGTCCGTCGCCGGTCCTATCTGCAAGACAGTCGGATGGGACGTGAAGGACCTCGCGACCATTACGGATGTTTTCGGAAATGCGGGTATCAGCGGTTCCGAGGGCGCGAACGCTCTCAAAACTGGCCTTGCCCGTCTTGCTTCTCCCGCCAAGGAAGGTGCAACGGCAATGGATCAGCTGGGACTTTCCACCGGGCAGACCTACGCCGTCTTCAACGAGAACGGAACCCTGAAAGACATGCCGACCGTGCTGGCAAATCTTAACTCCGCGTTTTCCGGTCTGACCGATCAGGAGAAGCTGGAGGCCGCGGCTAACATCTTCGGCAAGAACCAGATGAGCAAGTGGCTGACGCTGATCCAGACTTCCCCTTCGGAAGTATCGTCCCTGCGTTCCGCTCTCGATGAGTGCGGCGGCTCCGCTGAGAACATGTCAAACGCTCTGATGAGCGGCACCGGCGGCACGATTGAACAGCTCAAATCCACCTTCGACGTACTGACGGTCACCATCGGGCAGGCAGTTGCTCCGGCATTCCAGAGCCTGATGGAGAAAATCATCAGCGTGATGAACGCCATCATGGACATGGACCCGGCGACGCAGAAAATGATCCTGACCATCACGGCAATCGTCGCGGCCATCGGCCCGGTGCTGATCGTGGTCGGTAAAATGGCGACCGGCGTCGGAGCTTTGATGACGCTTGCGCCAAAGATCGTATCCGCGATAAATGTAGTCAAAACTGGCATGACCGCTCTCAACGCGACCATGGCGGCGAACCCGATAGGTCTCATCATCACGGCAATCGGCCTGCTTGTAGCGGCATTCATCTACCTGTGGAACAACTGCGAGAGCTTCCGCAACTTCTGGATCAACCTCTGGGATAACATCAAAGAGGTCGCGGTCACCGTCTGGACGGCAATCAAGGACTTCTTCGTGACGATCTGGACGGCGATTACAGGTGTATTCACCTCCGCGGTGAATGGAATAAGCAGTTTTCTCTCAGGTGCGTGGAACGGGATACAGAGTGTGGTTACGACGGTGATGAATGCGATCAGCACGGTAATCCAGACGGTATGGAACGGCATCAAGACATTCTTCACAACCATATTCTCAGCAATACAGGCTGTGGTGACGACCTACTTTAATATCTACAAGACAGTCATTACGACGGTTCTCACGGCAATCCAAACCGTGGTCACAACAATATGGAATGCGATAAAGACTGTAATCACAACCGTCTGCAACGGTATCAAAACCGCCGTCACCACCGCGTGGAATGGGATAAAGACCGTCACATCGACTGTATTCAACGGCGTGAAATCGGTCGCTACGAGTATATGGAACGGCATCAAATCCGCTGTCATGAGCGTCGTTAATGCTATGAAGTCCGGGATCACCTCCGCCTTCAATGCTATCAAGAGCACGCTGTCCGGAATCCTAAACGGAATCAAATCGACGTTCAGCTCTGTATTCAACGGCATCTGGAGCTTCGTTTCCGGCATCGTCAGCAAGCTCAAGAACGTGTTCAACTTCCACTGGGAGCTGCCGAAAATCAAACTGCCGCACTTCAGCGTGTCGGGCAAGTTCAGCCTGAATCCTCCGAGCATTCCGCACTTCTCCGTCAGCTGGTATAAGAAAGCGATGGAGGGCGGCATGATTTTGAAGGACGCGACCATCTTCGGTCAGTCCGGCAATACGCTCCTTGGCGGAGGCGAAGCTGGCGATGAAGCCGTGGTCGGCGTGAACAGCCTGCGAAACATGATAAAAGAAGCAGTCGGTGAAAGCACCGGATACAGCGGCCCGCTTATCAATATTGAAACCATGAGTGTCCGCAGCGACGACGACATCCGGAAGATTTCTCAGCAGCTCAACACACTGCTTGTCGGCAGCAGACGCGCGAAAGGATCGGTGATCTAAATGGGATTCAAATTCAACGGCAAAACCTCACAGAGCTTCGGCTTGGCAACGAGGATGACAAAGGAAAACAGAATGCCGGACTTCACGAACAACACGATCACCGTTCCCGGACGCGAGGGATTGTTCGATTTTGGCGAGAGCATCGGCGAGCGCAAGATAGAGATATCCTGCTTCATCCCGCCGGGCAAGTCCGACGAGGATTTCCTCGCACGAAAGGACGAGATCATCGCGTGGCTGAACCCGGACATCGGGCTGTGCGACCTGATTCTCGACAAGGAGCCGAACCGCGTCTACCGGGCAAGGCTCGAGAGCGGATTCTCCTTTGAGAAGGCCGTGCGGAACTCCTGCACATTCGACCTGACGTTTCTCTGTCCCGATCCCTATGCCTACGCGGAGAATGACGAAACCTACGAGATAACCGAAACAGGAGAATTCTCCATAAACCGCAGTCTCGGCAATGCCGACTCCCTGCCGATCTATTCACTTGTCGCTGACCTCGCCAAAGGCAAGAACGCTGTTATCACGACCAACGGCAGCCAGCTGCAGATAAACGGTGTGCTTTCTGAAAATGAAGTGCTCGTCATCGACTCCTCGCTCATGACGGCAAAGGTCACAGACGCAGACGGCAATACGCTCCGCAACGGCCTGCCTCTCCTCGAGAGCCTGAACTTCCCGGCGCTCAAGGTCGGTACGAACACCATCACGATTGAAGCGGACAGCACAACTGAGACGACCATGCAGACTTTGAACTCGCAGGACAAATTCATCGGTCAGGTGCCGGATTCCTGGGGAATGGACGGTCTGTGGCGGTTCAATGAGTCCGCTCCGGATTCCGATACCTGCCTTGCGGATTCATCAGGAAAAGATAGGAAGGCATCTATCAGCGGATGGAGCGGCACGACGGCGTCCCTGCAAGCGGGACACCTCGGCAGGTCGTTCCGCATGAACATCAACAATCCGACCAGCGAGAAAACCTACCTCAAGGTCAGCAACGACGGCACGATGTTCTCCAATATCGGCAAGACAATCGCGGTCGGCGGATGGTTCATGCCCACGACCTACTCGGTCGGAAACACCTTCTGTCCGCTGCTCAACACCCGCCAAGGCACAGGCAATCCGATATTCTATTTGTCGCTCCATTCAGGAAAGCCGCGACTGATGCTCTACAACTCGTCCGGCACGCTGATCCTCGATCAGGATTTCACGCCGAGCTTCACGCTCACCAACGGTCTGTGGTACTTCATCGCGGCGGTGATCAAGCCGGACGACAAGACCGCGCAGTACGTGCTCGGCAGCCGCAGTTCCGGCGAGATATGGGTATCCGACGCGGTCAGCTTCACAGGAGAGCTCAACCGCTCCTGCACGGCAGACCTCATCTGGGGAATGCACGCCGAAACCTACTGGTACGCCGGAAACTTCGACGACTGGTTCCTGAACTGCGATTCTTCCCTCACAGCGGACGATATTGCGCTCTGGTTTCAGAAATCTCTCACCTGCAACGCGGCGGATTCCACTGCGGATGTGGACGGGCTGACGACCGCGGACGCGGTGACGCTCAAGGCTTCAAGCGGAGCCTACAGCACAAGCGGCTACCTCACGACCGCAGCAGTGGAATACGGGATAACCGGGAAATGCTACGTCACGCTGACAGCCGATACGCCGACTGGAACAAGCGTAACGGTCGAGACTTCCACATCGGATGATTTCACGACATGGAGTGACTGGGCGACACTCGGCTCGGACAACACCGTGCAGTCGGATTCCGCAAAGTACATCAAGTTCCGGCTGACGCTGACCACAGCGGATTCATCGGTAACGCCAACGGTAAAAAGCATCGCGCTTTCAACGCCCGGCGAATTGGCGTTCAAGAAACTGACCATACAGGCCCGCAGCAGATGGAGGTGATTACATCATGGCGGCTGAGAAAAAACAACTGACCGTTCTCGACTTGAACGGTGAACAGGAAGCTGTTCTGGAGAACGCCTATGACGTGATCATCACGGGCGAGATAAACGGCATCGATACCTTGGAATTCAACCTGCCCTTCCGGGACGAGAAACGCAAATATCTGGAGAATGAGAAGCAGGTCAAAGTCGGCGACGACGCATACAGAATCCGGACGATTACGGACGAGAAAAACGAACAGGGCACGGCGATTACATCCGTTTATGCCGAGGCGGCGTTCTACGATCTGGGATTCTCGACCAAGAAGACCGAGATCACCTTCAACGCCGACACCGCCGACGTGCCGATGGCGTATGCGCTGCAGGACACCGGCTGGACGGTCGGAACCGTCAACAAGCGAACCAAGCGTACATGGACATGTCAGGAAAAGAACGCTCTTGCGATTCTGCGCAAGGTGCAGGATCTGCACGGCGGCGACCTGATCTTCGACAACGCCAACAAGACCGTGAGCCTGCTGACTTTCAGCGGCACAGACTCCGGAGCGCTATTTTGCTACAAGAAGAACATGAAATCCATCAAGCGCGTCATTGATACGCAGAGCCTGATCACCCGGCTGTACGCCTATGGCAAGGACGGCATGACCTTCGCGTCCATCAACGATGGCAAGGAATATGTGGAAGACACCACCTATACCAATGAAATCCGGGTATCGACGCTCGATTGCTCGAACTTCACTAACCCGTACCAGATGCTTGAGTACGCAGAAATGCGGCTGGCGGATTATGCCGCGCCGAGGATTTCCTATGTGCTCAACGCAATGGATCTGTCCGTGCTGACCGGCTATGAGCATGAAAGCTGGAAGCTTGGCGACATCGTGACCGTCAAGGACGATGAGCTGAATATCAGCGTTAAGACCAGAATCGTGCGCCGGGAATACAACCTGCTCGAACCATGGAACACCGTACTGGAGCTATCCACCACACTCCGGGAACTTGGCGACTCCTCCTCTCAGTGGGATGCCGCCGCGGACATGCTTTCCGGTGCTGACCTCGTGGACAGTCAGGAAATGAAGGACCTTGTGCCGTTCAACCATCTGCGTAATTCACGTGCGGATTCAGGTCTCAATTACTGGGAGAACTCCGGCTTTGAAGTCGATACTGAAAACGGCGTATCCGGCACGGCTTCCTTCAAATGCGAAGGAGCGCTGAATACCACAAAGAGCCTGACGCAGACCGTCACTCCGGCAAACCGCGACAGCTACACCTTTTCCTGCCAGATCGCCTCCGATGATTTGAAAATGGGCGACAACGGGCAGGTCGGCGTGGAGGTCACGTTCGAATACGAGGACGGCACAACCGAGACGCGGTTCATCGATCTGATTTAAGGAGGCGGCTATGGCGAGCTTTACACATGTTGGGCAGGCGGTCAGCCCTCAAAACGGGCGCGTGAAGAAGATCCGTGTCCGCATCTGCGTGACCGACTGCACCGGAACGATATACATAACTGATATGTTCCTTCAGGGCGGCTCCATCGCGACCGGCTGGGTGGGACACGTTTCAGAGATTCAGTGGACGCAGGACGGTGAATGATTATGCCTATCTTCACGAGATTCACAGAGACAATCGACAAAAAGGAGAAAAAGCGGATCGTGAACATCACGGTCAAGCCTACTGTCACAGACTGCACTGGAACCGTCTGGTTTACTGACCTCATGCTGCAGGAAGGCACGATGCTCTCCGGGTATGTCATTAGCACCGAGACAACGCAAAAGAAGTACGCTACCGGCGACGAATACGCAGTCACGGGAAAACGGTTCTTCAACGGCGTCGTACGCGGCAGCGCGACCTGCATCATCTTCAATCTCGGCAAGACCTCGACCGGGCTTGACTGGAAGATTTACCCGAATCAGAACATGAATGCCGGAAGTGTCTCGCTCGCCCTCGGTGCCGGAGCGCATAAGGCGACGTTCACGGATTCCGCGAAGACTGGCGACGAGCTTGACCTTCTCTCTTCAAGCCGGGAGTGCCTGAAGAACGGCTCAGCAACTTCAAAGGACGGCTTCTTCCAGTACTCCGCCGCGGGTGACAGCAAGCATCCTGTGACCGTCGAGGAGAAGAAGTCAGCAAGGCTGTATGTGGAGTTTCAGGAGATGGAGGATGGAGACACAACATAATTTTCGCTTTCAATTTTTTTGTAAAGGCTATTGACTGCGACATCGTCGCAGTGTTTTACTTACCTCATCAAGCAAAGATTGGAGGTGAGAAAATGGCTGATTACAGAGAAACCGAAGTCGCCAAGCAGCTTCATATAGAGAGAAAGGTTCTTTTCAAAATTAAGCAAGCTGGACTGATTTCCCCTTCTCGCACAGAGCAGCATGGAACCATGGAATATTGCTTCTACGACGATGATGCAATTACCACTCTCTGGTTAATTGTAAGATACAGAGAATTTGGCTACTCATACGATGATATTGGAAAGCTGCTGAATGGTCCCGCAGGCAGTCGTAATCAAATGCTGCATGATCTTCTTACTCGTTTGGATCACATGACTAAGCTGGCGAGAATCATTTATGAGACCGGATTGCTCCCACCGGATTTCATGAAAATGAAGGACATCATGGACGCGGAGTATTTTAAGCGGTTTGATGATCCGAAGGTTATTAAACGCGGTGAACGGATGATTGAAAATATTCTCAAAGATTCTGACTATAACAACTCTTGTTCTAACATCAAGAAGTTATATGAAGAAGGATATTCTAAGAGCTCACCAGAGATTCAACAAGCTGTTGCAGAAACAGAGCGGGCTATTGAAAAATATGCTTCGAAAGAATCTGCCAGGAATGTGCTTCGAGTTCTTGGCGACCTCTTCAATGGGGATGGGAATATTCAGGAGACCACAGAACTTGGATCTGACTGGATAAAAGAGATAGGTGCTGCGTATCAATATTACTGCAAAGAGAAGGAGATCTTATGACAAACACTGAATTAACAAATAACCAGAAAAATGATGTCAACTATAACGCTGAGATGAAAAGAATCGGCTCTACATTCATTAAGGATTGCGCGGAAGATGCAAAACCCAAAGTCGAAAAATTGGGTGCTGATCTTTTTTCTTTAGCCTATAGACGTTTTTTAGAGTGGTTGAATTACGTACTGGCCGCTTAACAAAGGAAGCGTCTCTCCGGAGGCGCTTTTTTCATGCCCTTCTGGAGGTGACTGCCTATGGCATTGGACATATTGAAAGGCCGCAAGTGCATGGTCTGGACGTTCATGGGAAACGCCCGGATGTACACCGCGCTGAAGAATTATGGAGACCGCCTGTCGCAGGTAGGTCTCTTTTCTTTTAAGGTCGACGCTACCGGAACGATTACGGAATCCGGCGTGGCCATCAGTGACATGCTGACGTACATCAATAAATACCCGCATATCACGTGGCTTCTCACCGTCCGCAATGACGGCACGTCGAGCGTGTTCACCGCTCTGCGGGAGAACACCGACGGTGCGCAGGACAAGTTCCTCACCGAGCTGGTGCGGATCATGGAGAAGTACCCGTGGTGCGCGGGAGTCGACATCGACCTTGAGCGCGGCGGCAATTACTCCACACACGCCAAGTCGACCGCTATGTTCAAGAACATCTGGAACGCCGTCAAGAATTACGACAGCACGAAGAATGTCAACATCTGCCTGCCGGGCATGAACTCCGTGAACGGTTCGGTCGGCGGTGAGAACTGGTGTGTATACGCCGACCTGAATCCATACTGCGATACGGCGGCCATCATGAGTTATGGGATGGCGTGGGCAGGCTCCGCGCCCGGTCCGGTTTCTCCAAAGGACTGGCTTGACGGGATTTACGACTACGCCGTCACCGCAATGACGCCGGAGAAGGTGTTCATGGGACTTCCGGCTTACGGCTGGAACTGGCAGATCTACGATACGCCGGAGAACCTCGGCAAGACCTACCGCGGAACGTCCAACACCTACTACGCCGCGAAAAACTGGATGACGGGAAAGTACAACTTCACGGACGACGCCGCTCCGCAGCCGTTCATTCCGATCCTCGCGTACTGGGACGATTACAACAAGGTGCCGTACGCCTTTCCGCAGGTCTATGATTTTGCGGAAGGTCAGGACGCTTCGAGCTACGAGTATCCACTGATGAGCGGGACATACAACCGGCGCAGGTATCTGACCGCCTACAGCAAGACGCAGAAGACCTCGTTCGGTACGATCTACGTGGATCATGATGGAACGCCGAACAGCTATACCGGTATCGTATCCTCGGAGAACGGAATCGCCATCATGGGCGACAAGGGCGAGGCGACATATACCTTCTCCATTTCCAGTGCCGGAACCTACGACATCGCCGTCCGGCTCTGCTATCCCTTCTGGGACAAGAACGGCATCTACGTTTCAATTGACGGGACGCAGACGCATTTCACCGAGACGCGGCTCTGGTGGCCGTACTGGAGAAGCACCTTCTGGGCTTCACTCGCGGACGGCATTTCATTATCTGCCGGAACACACACCATCACAGTGTCGGTCGATGTGAAGGGCGTGCAGTTCTACGGGTTCCGCGTCTGCTCGTCATTCAGCGAGGAGCCGTCAGCAGGGAGCGCGTCGTTCACCTTGTCTCCGCGCCACTTCATCGACGTGGACGGAAACCAGTGTCAGCCCGACAAGGGTTTCAAGCTCACAACCGAAATCCTGCGCCGCAAGCCTGACTCCGCGCTTGTCTGGTATGAGGATTTCGAAGACTACGGTATGCTCGACACCGGGTACTGGCAGACATTGTCAGGTTCATGGAAGGTCTGGCGGTCTGACGAGTATTCCGAATCCCGTGTTTATTCTCAGCTTGACGGCAGCGGTCAGTTCGCTTGGAATTACGAAGGATTCAGGGACATCCACCTTCGGGCAAGATTGGCATTCCCGGCAGGAAGCACCGGCAAGGCTGGCGTTTTCTGCGGCAGTCTTTTCTGCTGCCTGAACTACAACAGTCAGGCCGTGGAGCTGTGGAACGGCAGCACCAAGCTCGGAAGCTACAGCCAGAGCATCAGTCAGACGGCATCTTCCAACCTGAGAACTGATCCGACCACCTATACCATCGAAATGCGGATCAGAGGCAGCACGGTGCGCGTCTATTCCGGCGCGGCCAACGCACTCCGGTTCACAACCACCGTCAGCGGATTCTCAGGAGGAACGGCGGGCTACCAGTCAGACCAGAGAACAATCTGCGAACTGCTCCGTATGGGCGACGCTTGGACGTATGAGCCTTACGAGCGGTTCGACGTCACCTTCCCGGACGGCAGTGTTACGCAGTACGGCAGAATCAGCCGGAGCAGCGTCACCTGGGACGATGAGTTTCAGGTGTTCACGCTGACAAGTGACATCGAGGAATCCGCCACGCGGTCTGACTCCATTTCGATGGACTACGAGTTCTACCATTCAGGTCAGCTCGATCTCGAATGCGGCAACGACTACACGGTGACAGTCACACCGAAGGATATCGACATCTGGATATCGCGGCTCTTCCTCGGCGACGCGGACGGGTTCTCCATTCTCTACTATCAGGATGTCGACTCGCTCGTCTACTGGGCGAATCAGGCGGCGTACCACTGGGGACTCCGAGGCATCGCCATCTGGTCGCTCGGGCAGGAGGATCTGCGACTCTGGGAGGCATTGCCGAAACAGACCGACACCTCATAACTTCATAGATCACACAGTTTTCCAAGGCTGTCAGCAATAACGCTGGCGGCCTTTAATTTTGCTCAAAAACAAGGAGGGAATCATTGATGAAGGAATTCTGGAACACCATACAGCTTATATTCGCCGCCATAGGCGGATGGCTCGGCTATTTCTTAGGCGGCTGCGACGGCCTGCTGATCGCGCTGATCATCTTCGTAGTCTGCGACTACATCACCGGTGTGCTCTGTGCCATCGCCGACAAAAAGCTCTCGAGCGCGGTTGGATTCAAAGGAATCTGCAGAAAGGTGCTGATCTTCATACTGGTCGGCATCGCCAACATCCTCGACATCCACGTGCTCGGCCACGAGGGCGTGCTGAGAACCGCGATCATATTTTTCTATATCAGCAATGAAGGGCTCAGTCTCACAGAGAACGCCGCGCACCTCGGGCTGCCGATACCCGGCAAGCTCAAGGATGTGCTCGAACAGCTTCACGACAGAAACGACAAGGAGGAACAGTAATGGCTATTAAGGGAATCGACGTATCCGTCTGGCAGGGAAACAACATCGACTTCGCCAAGGTGAAATCATCCGGCATTGATTTCGTGATCATCCGCGCCGGATACGGAAACGGAAACAAGGACAAGTATTTCGAGAACAACTACAGCAAGGCGAAAGCAGCCGGGCTCCACGTTGGCGCGTACTGGTACAGCTACGCCACGTCTGCTGCCGGAGCAAAGCTGGAAGCGCAGGCATGCGCCAAGGTGCTCTCCGGCAAGCAGCTCGACTATCCGGTCTACTTCGACATCGAGGAGAAGTCCCAGCTCTCCAAGGGACGGGATTTCTGCTCAAGCCTCATCACAGCATTCTGCACAGAGCTTGAAAGCCGCGGTTTTTACGCAGGATTCTACACCTCGCTTTCAAGCCTGAACTCCGTCGTGTCGGACACCGTTAAGAAACGCTTCACGGTCTGGGTGGCGCAGTGGTCGGGCAAGTGCTCTTATTCCGGCGCTTACGGAATCTGGCAGTACTCGTCTAAAGGCAAGGTCAGCGGCATCGGCGGGAACGTCGACATGGACTACTCCTACATCGACTTTCCGACGACGATTAAAAGCGGCGGATTCAACGGCTACGGTAAAAACACTGCAAACACCAGCACGACCACAACCGCGAAGAAGTCCGTTGATGAGATTGCCTCTGAGGTCATTGCGGGAAAATGGGGAAACGGAACCGACCGCAAGAACCGTCTGACCACAGCCGGGTATGACTATAACGCCGTGCAGGCGAAGGTCAATGAGAAGCTCGGATCAACTGTCAAGAAGACTACGGCGACCTATTACACGGTTCAGCGCGGCGATACTCTCTCCGGCATCGCAAAGAAGTACGGCACAAGTGTGTCGGCAATCCAAAAGCTGAACGCGTCGCTTATCAAGAACGTGAACCTTATCCAAGTTGGATGGCGGATTCGCGTGAAATAACCACATCACATCTTATGGCCCACTGGCATTCCCTTATCGGGATTGTCGGTGGGCCTTTTTTCGTTTCCGCTTCGTCAAAACGGGGCTACAGCCTCCAGTGAAAAGTGACTGGAGGTTTTCTCATGAACAAAGAACAGAAACAGCAGATCCGCAAGCTACGCGGTGACGGCCACGGGTATGCTGCGATTGCCAATGCACTGGGACTTACGAAAAATCAGGTGTCCGCCTTCTGCCGAAGAAACAATCTCACCGGGCAGATCGCCGACACAGGTGACGAGAACACGCCGGACGGTTCCTACTGCCAGTATTGCGGAAAACCGATAAAACAGACTCCCGGTCGGAAGGAGGTCCGGTTCTGCTCGGACGCCTGCCGTCTCAGCTGGTGGAACGCCCATCCGGAGCAGGTCAATCGGAAAGCCGTCTACACATTCACCTGCGCCCGCTGCGGAAAACGCTTCTCGGCCTACGGGAACAGGCATCGGAAGTACTGCTCACACGCCTGCTACATCGCAGACCGGTTCAAAGGCGGTGACGGCCATGAGTGACGAGCAGTTCGAGCGAGAGAAGCTCTACCAGGCGAGCATGGAAATGTTCAAAAGGATGCTGGATCAGGGCCTCATCACAGCGGATGAATACGCGGTAATAGACACCAAAATGAAGGAGAAATACAGCCCGATAATCGGCACATTATTATCCCCATAACGCTTGCTATGTGTCTGAAACAGAGTGATAGATAGACAAGACGAAAGGAGTGATACAATGCCGAAAATCACGAAAATCGAGCCTAAAATCAAGGCTCTACCACAGCGGAAAAAGGTGGCGGCATACGCGCGTGTGTCAATGGAGACCGAGCGCCTGCACCATTCCCTCTCCGCACAGGTCAGCTACTATTCGGAGCTGATCCAGAAGAATCCGGAATGGCAGTACGCAGGCGTCTATGCGGATGAGGGCATCACCGGGACAAGCACTATGAAACGACCTGAGTTCCAGCGTATGCTCGCCGACTGCGAAGCCGGGAAGATAGACATCATCCTCACCAAGAGCATCAGCCGGTTCGCGCGAAACACGGTCGACCTGCTGGAGACCGTCCGACATTTGAAGGAGCTGGGCATCGAGGTGCGGTTCGAAAAGGAGCGCATCAACTCCCTGTCCGGCGACGGCGAGATCATGCTTACCTTGCTCGCCTCGTTCGCACAGTCCGAAACCGAAAGCATCTCCAACAATGTGAAATGGGGAATCCGCAAAAGGATGCAGGCTGGGCTGCCTTACGCGAACGGTCACATGAACGTCTACGGGTACCGCTGGGAAGGTGACGAGATGGTCATCGTCCCGGAGGAGGCTGCTATCGTGCGTCGCATCTACCAGAATTTCCTCGACGGGAAATCACGGCAGGAAACCGAGAAGGAGTTCGCCGCCGAAGGCATCAAGACACGTGCCGGAGCGCCATGGGTGGATTCCAACCTGAAGGTGATCCTTACAAATGTCACCTACACGGGCAACATGCTCTACCAGAAGGAGTACATAGCCGATCCGATCACGAAGAAGGTCAAGAAGAACCGCGGCGAGCTGCCGCAATACTATGTGGAGAACACGCATCCGGCCATCATCAGCAAGGAAACATTCGACTACGTGCAGGCCGAGATGGCACGGCGCAGGGAGCTTGGCTGCTTTGGCAACAAGGCACTCACACTGAACTGCTTCTCCACGAAAATCAAATGCGGACAATGCGGCAGAAGCTTCGTCCGCTCCACACGAAGGAACCGAGCAAAGATGAGCAGGCTCGGAGAGAAATACACCTTCTGGACCTGCACTTCACACAAGAAAACAAACTGCCCATCCTGCTCAAGCGGCACCATCCGCGAGAACGTCCTGAAAGAGGAATGCGCCAAGGTGCTCGGCATACCGGAATTTGACGAGGGCATCTTCTCCGAACGTGTCGAGAGGATAACAGTTCCTGAGACCGGGACGATGATCTTCGAATTCACGGACGGCACCACACTTGAACACCACTGGTACCGGAATGCGAAAAAGGAATCGTGGACTGAGGAGAATCGGAAGCGCGCATCGCAGTACCGCAGACGGCACCCGGTCACACGTGACGACATCACCTGCTTCACCACGAAGATCCGCTGCGAGGAATGCGGCTGCAACTACCGCAAGCAGACATGCGTCATGGCCGACGGCCACCAGAACGCCTACTGGAAATGCGCCGACAAGAAAAACCATCCCGGCAAAAGCCTGCGCGAGGACCACCTGAAGGAAATCATCAACGAGGTCCTCGGACTCGACGAATTCGACGAACAGGTCTTCCTCGAACGGATAGACTACATCAGCGTCCGGGACCTTACGCACCTGACCTTCCACTTCACCGATGGCAGCACAGCCGAACGAGACTATGAATACGCGAAGGAAGGCGTCCCGTGGACAGACGAGCGCCGTGAAAAGCAGACTGAAGCCATCAGGGGCAGCTTCACGCCGGAGCGCAGACAGAAAATCAGCGAAAACATGAAGAGAATAAGGAGTGAGAAACATTGGAGCAGCAAAAGAAAGTAACCACCATCCCGGCGTCCCGGACGCGCTTTTCCTCAACTCCTATCACAGAGAAGAAGAAACGCAAAGTCGCCGGATACGCACGCGTCTCAACAGACCATGACGACCAGTTCACGAGCTACGAGGCACAGATCGACTATTACACCAACTACATCAAAGGCCGCGACGACTGGGAGTTCGTCAACGTCTACACGGACGAGGGAATCAGCGGAACCGGCATCAAGAAGAGAATCGGATTCCAGAACATGATCGAAGACGCGCTCGCCGGGAAGATCGACCTTATCGTCACCAAGAGCGTCAGCCGCTTCGCCCGAAACACCGTCGACAGCCTGACCACAATCCGAAAGCTCAAGGAGAACGGCGTCGAATGCTACTTTGAAAAAGAGAACATCTGGACCTTCGACGGAAAAGGCGAATTGCTCATCACCATCATGTCGAGCCTTGCGCAGGAGGAATCCCGGAGCATTTCCGAAAACTGCACCTGGGGACAGCGTAAGCGGTTTGCAGACGGCAAGGTGACGGTTCCGTTCCACCGGTTCCTCGGCTACGACCGCGGACCGAACGGCGAACTCATTGTCAACCGAGAAGAGGCCGAAACCGTCCGGAGAATCTACCGGCTCTTCCTGCAGGGCCTGACCTACAACGGTATCGCCAAGCAGCTCACCAGTGACGGCATCAAGACACCAGGCGGCAAGGACAACTGGAGCATAAGCACCGTTAAGTCCATCCTCAGCAATGAGAAGTACAAGGGCGATGCGCTGCTGCAGAAATCCTACACCGTCGACTATCTCACCAAGAAGACGAAGGTCAACGAAGGCGAGATTCCGCAATACTACGTGGAAGGCGACCATGAGGCGATCATCGCACCGGAAACCTTCGACCTGGTCCAACGCGAGATGAAGAAACGCGGCAATGGCATCATGTACCACAGCGGCGTCCATGTCTTCTCCAGCAAAATACGCTGCGGGCAGTGCGGCTCCTTCTACGGCTCCAAGGTCTGGCATTCCAACAGCAAATACCGAAAGACCATCTGGCGCTGCAACCACAAATACGACGGCGGTAAGAAATGCACCACGCCAGCCATAGACGACAGCGAAGTAAAGACCGCGTTCTTATCTGCGGTGAACAAGCTCCTTGAAACGAAAGCCGAAGTCATCGCCAACGGCAGGGAGATGCTGCCGCTCCTCTTCAAGACCGACGAGCTGGAAGCTGAGCGAGACAAGCTCATGGATGAAGCACAGGTCGTAGCCGACGCAGTCCAGCGGAACATTGCAGAGAACGCCCGTACGGCCCTCGACCAGAGCGCCTACCAGAAGCGCTACGACGATCTTGCCGACCGTTACGACAAGCTCAAGACCCGCATCGACGAGCTCACCACGAAGATCAAGGAAACCCAGTCCCGTAAAGCCGGGTATGAGGACTTCCTCAAAGCCTTTGAAAACACGCCCGATAGTTTGTCGGAATTCTCCCTCGATGCCTTCAACGGACTGGTCGACCACCTCACTGTCTACGCCAAGGACGACATCCGCTTCACCTTCCGTAATGGACAGGAAATCCGCGCATAAGAAAACAGCCCGACAACCAGCAAACGATACTGGCCGTCGGGCTGTTTTGTTATCTGCAAACTGGAAGTTACCGACCTGAATTTATGTTTCTTTTGAAAACACTATATAGTTGGATCTATAGTATCCAAACGCGATCTGTCTCTCTCTACCTAAAGCGTAAATATTCTTTCTGTCTGGAGAAGCCTTGTATCGATATGTAAAGGCATACTGCTCGATGGCCTCTAAGGGACTCTTATCCACATAAAAGTCCTCAAATTCTTCAAATTCTTTATCATGCAAAGCAATATAATCCTCCCAGCTGGCAAGTTGTTTCACATTTATATCTGGCAGGTTCTCCATACGTTTAAAATCATACCTTGCATTATCAACGAAGACCACAAGACCTTTGCATTCATCACAATACCAACAATCAAGGTCTTCTTCTGGCACATCATCAACACAGTCATATATTTGAAAGTATTTTGATTCTTCATCACCAAGCTTGCACTCAGGATGAGCTTTCATAAAATCACGAAAGAAGCCAATCCTGAATGCCCAAACTACTGGTTTTCCATCCCCGTTCCACATTGCATGCCCATTGGGGCAAGATGCATGCGCCATGGTTTACGTCTCCTTCTATTATCCAACGCTTCCCAACTCTGTCTTTTCACATTTGAACCTGCGGATTCCGAGGCGTCTCTTACTTCATTCCGTAAAACCGACACCTCTGAACCTCAAGCGACACCCCTCAGCGAGTAATCGTTGAATTGTATCAAATTTTGCGTCTTGTTTTCGTAGAAGGCGGCGTCGTGCCGGACGCGGGAAAAGTACGCCATCGCCGCCGCCAGCGTCTCGCGGATGGGGGCCTG